CCCTGGGCCAGTGGTGGCCACCACGTCGTACTTGCCGACGCCTGGGTTGTAGATTTTCTCAATCACCACGCCATCCTGATCCACAATCTGCTTGACTGGTTCAGGCTGCTCGGGGTTGATCTTGACCATTTTCGTTTCGCCGTCTTCACCGATGATGCGGGCGATACGTTGTGTGTCGTAAATCTTAGGAATCAGGTCAACAAGCTGGCGGGCCACGTGGCGAACCGCACGAGTCAGGTTGTCGCCGTAGTGATACGTGCCAACATCGCCTTCGCGCTGGCGTGCAAGGATCGCTTTACCGCTGCGCTCATTAGAACCCATGCCAAGCGAGGCGTTGTACTGGCCAGTCGTTGACTTGATGTCCTCAGATGCGCCCGCTTTGGCTTGCAAAAGGCCCGTAGAGGCCATCGGAGGCTGTGCCCGCTGGGGTAGTGGCAACACAGCGCCTTGGCCGTCTGTAACGTCAGGATTGACCTCCAAATAGGGCCAATTGTTCGTGTTTGCCGTCTTCCACTTGTCTTCGTAGCCCTCAAACTGGCCGCCGTAGCCAATAAACGGTGCTTTAGGCGCCAACGCCAGCATTTCAGCCTCTTGTGACACCCAATAGTTGTACATGCGCTGGGCGTCTTTGGCGTTTCTGACCAAGCCTGACACATACAAGCGACCGTCGACCTCAAATTCATTGCCAACCACACGAATCACGGGGATCCACTTGCCTGCCCACTCTTTTTCTTCAAGAATTTCGTAGCCGTTGATCTTGCAATAACGCACTTTGGGGTTGACCGACTCACGGGTGCGCTTGGGCTTGCCGTAGATGGCCTTCATTTGGTCGTCTTGAGGCGTGCCAGAAAACGCTGTTTGGCCGCCTGGGTACAAGTTCAGCTTGGCTTTTTCGTAGTCGATGTAGTAGTAGCCAGCAATGCGAACTGTGTCTTCATTGAGCCAGTTACTGATCGACTGATCGCCCACACCAAGGGACTGGAGCGTGGAAATAGGCGCTGCGTCGGGGTATTGACGCTCATATTCTGCTTTTGTCAGGTCTTCGGTGATAAAACACCACTTGGCATCCGCGCCAGTGGGGTCTTGGATCAGCGGATCCATGTACACCGAGAACGAGTTGCGCACACGGCCAATTTTGATGTCTTGATCAAAGTTGTTGGGGTCGCAGTACTCGGTCATCAGGGTGATGTAACCCTCGCCGTAGGCGACTTGGTTCTCACACGCTGTGTCGTAGGCCACATCCGCATCACTGATGTACTCAATGTGGCGAATCATGCCGTTAAAAATCTCAGCCACTTGCACATCAGCGTTGTCATCCACGGGGATAACCTTGGCGCCTGGGCGGTTTTGCCTCATGTCGTTCGTCACTTGACGCACGTGTTGAGGCAGTTTGTTAATCGTCAATGTTGGGCGTGCGTTGATCGTCTGACCCTGCACCGCGCCACGGGTGGCCAGCACGTCGGCGGGCCACTGCCAATGATTGTCAGGAGAACCAGCGTAGAAGCGCAAGTCGTCGATCTCGTCTTCACGTGATTCTGCTAATGCAGAAACAGCCATATCCAGTCGCGCTCTGGCAACTGTCAATATATCGGAAGCGCTATTCTTAGGCTTGCCGCCAGCCGCGACGTTAGCCGCCGCAACAATACCAGTAGGATCAGTCATTCCAAAACCCCTAAAATGTGAGGCTCACGCATGACAACGTACGTCTTGTCATGTACAAATTCTTGCCCTACGCCGAAGTATACGTGATCGCCGACCTTAACGTCTAGGCATCTGGGGCCGACTGCGACAACTTTTCCCGTCTCACTGTCTGAATTTTGGGGTAGCACAAACAAAGGGTGCTTTTCCATGTCGCGCTCAATGATGACGCAGTCTTGCAGTGCTTTCATTTTTTCTTGGCCGGTGCGGCTTTTTTAACAGCGTAGGCGATGGCCACGGCTTGCTTGACAGGCTTGCCACTTTTAACTTCAGCGGCGACGTTTTTGCGAAACGCCTCGGGTGATTTTGATTTGACGAGTGGCATTATTTTTTCTTTGCTGTTTTGGCTGACTCTTTAAACGCCTTGGCAGTCGGCGCGCCTTTGTCGCCAGGCTGACGCATTTTCTCTTTGGAACCAGCGGCGATGCGCTCGCGTTTGGCGTGAATGTTTGCGTAGAGTCCGGGCTTTTGCATTTAACTTCCCATCCAAGAGGTTGCAACCACGCTTCTGTCTGAATAAGTGCGGCGCTGCGTGGGTTCACGCGCCTCACGGTGTGCCACAGGGTAGGCAAAAGTCACGCAGATCGCGTCTGCCGCGTCTGGTGATGCCAGCCCTCTGGCTTTCATGTCCTTTTTCGACTCCAAGAAGATCGTCCCCTTCGAGTCGGGCTTCATCATAGGCGAAATTAGATCAGTTTTTAAGAACCTGTCAAGAGGAATTGAGGCAGTTTTGAGCCAATCTTTCATCGCGCCCCACATTTCAGCCCGTTTGTTACCGTACATGATGGGATTTTTGGATTTATTACCGAAATTGATGCCCTTGACCTTGTATCGCTGCTCTTTCAAACGATCGACAATACCAGCACCCAGCCCGCCCTCGTCGATCACCACTAAGGTCGGCTTGAATTCCTCTATCACCTCAATGATATGCCCCACCACCGTCATGGTGTCGTCGCCCCGATGCCTGTCAATCCGCACAATGTCACGCCCTTGCCTGATGGCGATCACGGTGGCGTCTGCGCCGAACCGCGCTGGGTCGACACCAATCACGATAGGTGCTGAGGCGTCCTGGTACTTGGGGCGTTTCATCGCCTCGTCGACTATGTAAGCACCGATGAACTGATCGTCGCCCTCAGACGGGAACTGACCGTAGACCTCGACGTGCGCCTGTGATGAGTCTGGGCCGTACTCGTCGATGATGCTCTGGTACACCTGTTTGTCTGTGCCCTCGACTGTGCGGGCGTCCACGACTTTTGTTGTCCAAAAATTACGTTTGCTGTTAAACGTCTCGTAGAAGTACCCCGTGTTGCGGCGCGGGTTGCTAAAGGCCATCCAGAACCTGTTGGGCGTGTTTTCAGTAAAGAAACCCGCCGTCACAGCCCAGATGGCGTCGTCGATACCAGACGCCTCATCAAACACGACCAGTACACCGTCGAAGTTGTGAACGCCCGCGTAAGCGTCAGGATTCTCGGCTGACCATAATCTGCCTTCAACGCCCCAGTAGCGCGTGCCTTTTTTAAGATCACGCTCGACCAGTTCGGTGAGCCACTTGGCTGGCATCAGTCTGGTCGCTGAGACTTCAAACCAATGGCTGTTAAGTGACATCGCCAGCCACTTAGTTATCTCGGCCCAAGTGACAGAGCGCAGTTGCGACTCACTGTTAGCTGAAATAATGGTCGTGGAGCCTATTCTGGTCGAGAGCATCCAGATCGTGATCCAACTGACTAGGGCCGACTTACCAATACCGCGACCTGATGACACAGCGTGCCGTAAGGTATCAAAGTCAATCTTGCCTTGATTGTTCTTTATATGTTCTGTTATGTGAGAGAGAACCTCACGCTGCCATTTGCGTGGGCCTTTGAAATGCTCCAGTGGCGTACCGGGTTGTTGCCACGGAAAAGCAAAAAGTACAAACGCCAGTGGGTTGTCCTTGATCGCTGGCGCCCATAAGCGCGCCATCAGTTCCTGTTCGTCTTCAGCGCTGTATATGGTCGATTGCATTGATTGTTGGCTCTATTATTGTTGCGTCACTCACGTCCAGTACGCGCTTTTGCGCCTCGGCCAGCGCGCCAGTGATTGATATGCGTTGGTCGACCTCGACAGATATGGCTTGCTTGGCCACCCAGCCGTGTTGATGTTTCAGGATCTCTAGCGCTGACTTAGCGTCGCCCTGGAGGGCGGCAGATCGGAGGACGTTGGCCATCTCGATCTCAGCGTCTGCTTTGCCTTTTTGCGCAGCCATCTCGACGACGGGGTCAAGTTGCGTGAGTTGTCGGTATTCGGTAGGCAACATGCCTGCGGCTAAAGCTAGGGCGTCGCCTTTGAGGCCAAGTTTGGCAGCGTCATACACCGCTTTCAAACGCGACTCTGTCGCTTCGACCTTGCGCGGTGTGAATGGGATTGAATGGAACATAGGTTCTCCATGCGGTTGCACGTGTGCGGATTGTAAACATAAAGCTAACGGCTGTGTGCGTGAGGCCAGTTTTTAAAAAATAAAAAATTGTTCGTGAACACTACGTTTTCGTTGGCCCTATGCGCTCGGCCCTACCCACCCCCTCCTTTTTGCATCGGGTTTTTTGCTGTGGGTTATTGTGAGTCATGGCCACAAGGTCGCAGCTTACGCCAGTGCGCAGCACGCAACATGGCCACGCGGCCACATGCTGTGGGTGATTGTGGGTCATGACATTTGCATGACTCACGATGACTCACGCGGGAAAAGTAGCAAACTTTGTGCATTCAGTTTGTGGGTCATGTGGGTCATTGTGGCGCCCACTTTCAATCGGCGCCGGCCCAACATGCAACGCGACTTAACATAATATAGGTAAAGTGTAATAGATGATCTTTTTAATAACCCACATTGACACACAATAAACAAAAACCTAAATAACATGCGGCTTTGAGCGTGAGTCATTGACGGGCGCAAACGCCGCCCACGTTTTGCACACAATCGCACACGTGCATTAGGGTTTGTCCCTAGTAAAATATTTGTTGACAATGTAAAAGAATCGTTTACAATAGCTACATCAACAACAGAAAGGTGCAAACGCAATGTTAACTCTTCACGAATCCGCAAACTACTGCGCATATTTAATGAATAGCTCCGGCCTGATCATTCAATCGACGCGCAAAACTGGCGGCGTTCAGATGCGCGCCGACCACCCCCAATTCGCTGAATATGTGGATGCGTTCAGAACTGCGATCGACGCACGCGAAGCCGACGCGCTTTGCAAAGCATTGCTTAACTGAAAGAAAACCATGAACAAACACGATCTTTACGACATTCTCACCGCCGTGGCCTTTGGCCTCATGCTCGCCTTTTTTTTAACTTACAGGGGATAAAAATGACTGATACAACATACAACGGCTGGACAAACTACGAAACGTGGCGCGTCAACTTGGAAATTTTTGATGGTATGGAGGCGTCAGATTTTGACGGCGCGGATGCTGCCGAACCAGATGTGTACGCATTTTCGCAACAGTTGCAAGACTACGCTGAAGAAATTGTTTTTGCTGGCCACCGATACGATGAACGCGCGCCGTCTAATTTAATGGAAGATTACGCCCGCGCATTCTTGCAAAACGTCAACTGGCGGGAAATTGCCCAGCACATGATCAACGATTACATCGCGGAAAATCAAGAATGAGAGTTCTAGTTGCTTGCGAATATTCCGGCACCGTGCGCGACGCGTTTATAAGGGCTGGCCATTACGCCGCCTCATGCGACATCTTGCCCAGTGAGTCGCCGCTGGGCGATCACTACCAATGCGACGTGATGGACATCATTGACCACGGCTGGGATTTAATGATCGCGCACCCGCCATGCACTTATATGTCAAACGCGGGCGCGTGCCGGATGTACCCTCAAAAAGGCGTTGTTGATCCTGAGCGGCTGGCCAAGGCCATGCAAGCGAAAGAGTTTTTTCTCGCTTTGCTTAACGCGCCTATTCCGCGCATTTGCGTGGAAAACCCCAAACCGCTCAACATTGTCGGTTTGCCACCAGAAACGCAAACAATTCAGCCGTGGATGTTTGGTGAACCGTACACCAAAAAAACTTTGTTATGGCTCAAAGGTTTGTTGCCATTGACGCCGACTGACGTTATCACTGAGGGCATTGTGCCGTTTTGCCCCTCGGGGACAAGTCGCAAACTTGGCGGCAAAACGCTGGGCGCAGCAAAACGCGGCGACGACGCAAAAAACCGAAGTAAATTTTTTAAGGGCATGGCCGACGCCATGGCAAACCAATGGAGCAAACTATGAAACCTCACGAAATAATCCACAAAGAAACCGGCCGCGTTGTTGGCACGTACGCCAGCTATGAAGAGGCCATGGCGGCGTATGAAAAGCTGGGCTGGGAAATGACTGACCACGCGATCGGCGAAGTTATGGAAAAGGGGACAGCATGAAAACCATATCAACAGGCGGAGGCTTTAACGCCCTTTATATGGAACACCCACTAGGGCGCACGACTGGCGGGTATTTTTTAATCACAGACGAAACGGGCGAACAACCACCCAAGGCAGGCGGCGCGGCCGCCGTCGCATGGTACACAAACGACATGCAATACATCGGTTACACACACGTTAAAGAATGGACACCAACAAATGATTGACTTAACCAAACTACCCCCCGCTGATGCCGAGCGCATCGCTTACGCTGAAGGGTTCACAGGCGTGGGCGAGCTATTCGCACGCATCAGCGACCTAGAACACGCCTCGCAGCACCTTGTTGACGTTTTAGAAAGCAAAACGCCCCGCCCATCTGCTAAGTATTTAAAAACTGAACAGCAAGCCCTTGACAATTTGCGGGAGTTATTGCCATGAACGCCACCATAGCAGACGCCCTCGCGCCTTTCCGCCCTCTGACATATACCGAGCATTACTACATCGACCTTGGTTATAGGCACGAGCTAGGTAAGGCCAACGAACATGAATAC